TAATCCCTCGCCGCCGTGGTAAGGCTCAGAACCGGGAGGCCCCTCAAGGTAAGGGACCCCCCGGGTCTTCATCGCAATCCGCCGAAGCACACCCACACGCGGGAGCCAGCAGCTTGAGTAGAAGCGTTGGCAACTTCGCCAGCGTCGTCTTCAATTACAAGCTTTGGTGCCGCAGGGTTAGTGCTGTCAAGCGTGAAAGTCAGTCCGGTAGTTACATGGGTGACGTCAGCAGAACCGTAAGGGTCCTTGCCTCCCAATACCATCATGTCAAAGATGCGAGAGTAACCGCAGGTGCCTACCGGAATAGGCACACCGCCAGTCACATACGCAGTATTCTCCAGGTCGATCAGATATGAACTCCACCAGAGTTTGCCGACACCCGCAATTGGGGCACCGCCAATACCGATGCGATCCATAGCACGACCATGTGAAGTGCCCGGATTGGCGTTGCCATCCGTGGCCACGAGTGTAAGTGCCATGAGATCTCCCTATCAGCCGATGTTGTGCATGAGGCCTTGACGTGAACGGTTGTTCACAGTCTGCTGGCCACCCAGCAACACCTGAGCGTAGATAGCATCCTGGTTATGAGGACGCACGAATGGGGTAGTAGTAAACCAGGTGCGACGGTTAGGACGCAGCTTCAGGTACTTCGAGTTCAAGAAATACATGTCATCGTCGGCGACGTTTCCGTCGTAAACAATGGGGATGTCCTTGTACAAGAGGTTACGGAAACCGGCGTTAGCAATCGACTGGTCACGGAACATTTGCTGAGGGGTGATCAAAGACTCAAACGCTTCAAACTGCTTCTGCGAAGTCAGAATAAGGTCTGGTCGATCAACGCCATTACTGCAGTTGTTCACCATAGTGTTCATGTCAGACAACACCAGAGCGCCAGCGCCGACATCGTCGACCTGTGAACGCCACCAAGCGTTGTCAGCAACAACAATGCCGCCAACAGTAGCTGGGCCTACAGTGGCATCACCGACAAGAGCTGCAAGCCCCAGCCAATCCTTGCCACTGTTGCCAGTGCCATCAGAAGTGATGAGCATCTGGTCCATCTCTTCCGTGATGGTCTCAGTTGTCTGCATCATCTTGGCTTCAAGGAGGTCAATGACCTCTTCGGGGCCAGCGTTCACCATCTGGGTGTAACCATCGATAGCGATAGAAGCGTACGCCTGCTTAGGCGCAAACGTCGCTGCCGTGATGCCTGTCTGAGCGGTAACATCCAAAGTGTCGTAGCCAGAATACGAAGAGAACGTGCTGTTCCCTGCATAAATAATCGGCTCAACAATCTGCTGACCACCAGCAAAATCTTTTACTCGACCAGCCTGGTTAATGAAAAACATGTACGGCTGGTTCTCGAAAATGTTGTTAGCGAGCATCGAGGCGTGCTCGTTAAGGGTCGTTGAAGCGACCTCTCCAAAATCGGCGTGTCCTACTGCCATGAAAACTCCTAAATAAGGAAGTGCTCAAACATTAAACGGAACTAAGTATCTCGTCCATGTCAACGCCTGCCTTAGCGTACGCCCTGCGGATAGAATCTCGTTCGTCCTTTGCAGGACCGAGATCACCTTTAGGTTGCACGGGTGTGGCAGTCGGGGCTCCTGGGGCAATCTGCCCCAGAGTCTGGACAGCATCATCAAGCAAAGAGTTTGGAGAAGGGGTTGAAAGTCCTTGATCGAAACGCCAAGCCTTGAACGCTGTTTCCACATTGTCAATGTTATTAACCAATGCGTAATTGAGAACTTGTTCCTGATCGAAAGCATCACCATGGAGGGTTTTAAGCCCCGAAAGTTTCTTTTCGATTTCGCTAGTTTGAGCGCTAGTTGCTAGCTGGTTTTGCAAATCCGCAACAAGGCGGGCCTGCTCAGCCATCTGCTTCTTAACTTCCACCAATGCAGGGTCTGCATCGTCATCAAGGTAATCATTGCTGGCCTTGGGAACAGATATGCCGAAACGATCAGCCAGCCCCGAAACGATCCGTTCTGGATCGGCCTGGAGTTGGCTCTTAAAGCGGTCAAATGCTTCAACTTGTTTCTGAAGTTCGGCAGCCCGGGTTGTTGCTTGCGTTACCATTTGTCTCGATGCGTAGCCGTTAGCAGCCTCTTGCAAGGTCACTTGGGTAGTTACGCCATCGATGGTCACAGGCACCATCTGGTTCATATCAATACTGGAAGGCGTCGAGTCTGCGGTGTTGACTAGTCCTGAGTTCACAGGGGTCACTCCTATAGATAGTTCGAATGTCCGATTGTACGGACTAACGAATTATTACACAGCTACGACTGCTCACGCCACTCTTAATAAGGAGGAGGCTGCGAAGCGCTCAACGGCGGCCCACCACCAGGCTGCATGACCCCACCAGCCACAGACGGCACACCAGTAGGCATGCCGCCACCCATGCCAGGCTCCACAACTCCGCCAGGCAACCCTGCAGGAGACGGAGCAGGCTCTTCCACTTTTATGAAATCTGTAGCATTCGGGATGCCAAACCCGAACCGCAACACATAAGTCAACAATGCGTCAACATCAATCTTGCCCATCTGCAGGAACGGGCCAACCGTGGCCAGCATTTCCTGGATCGAGCGGCGGCGTTGAGTCTCGTTAAACGCAGTAGAGGAACCAGCTTCGACAATCAGATCGTACTCGCCAACAATATCTTCAGCGGTATACGACGTAAACAGTTCGGTCGGGTCTTCCTCCCCCTCCTGCCCTAGCTCAACACCTGCATCAGTGAACCTCTGCTTGAGGGCGGGGTTCTTGCCCAACGAAATGCGAAGCATCTTTTCAGATTTCAAATACTGCATCTTTAACTGCAGTAATTTGCGTGCAGTATCACGCATCAACTGTTCAATCTTTGATTGCTTTTCGGTCATTCGAGCCATCGTGCCATCGTTGATAATGGCTGCTTCGGTGGCTGTTGACCCACCGCCAGACTGCCCCCGCTGGAAATCCGAAATGCCGCTAACCTCGTTCATCAGGTTTTGCAGCGTGGCCCCCACGCTGTACAAAGCGGGGTCAAGGTTTGGAGAAGGCACCCGGGCAATGATGTCATCCATCCTAATGCCCTGCCCCTTTACAGGGATAGACGCAATCAGGTTGTCTTGATCAGACCGCAAAACCCTGGACAACGAATTGGAACCGTCGTCGTTCAAGTAGTCTTCTCGTACCATCCACTTGCGTTGGAAACCCTTCCGGTCATTAACCAGCGCAGAATGAGTTTTATTAATCTCCATCTGCAAGGTTTCAATCCGCTCAAGTTCACCCAGGTGGAAGAACTTATCCGGCACCGAATAGTTGCCTACATGGACAAACGGGTGGCCGAACCGGTACGGCATCGGCTTAGGTTCCATAAGGAAGTCGTCTGCCATGTAGTCATCAAACACACACATGGTCCCTTCCTGCAGGTCGTAAAACTCCCAAACAATCACCCATTCAATCTTCTCCCCGCCCGGGCGACCCGAATGGATAGAAGAGTTTGGTGCATCTTTAATCTTGGTGGAGTGATCCTTCTCTTCCGAAATGCTTTTCTTGCCCGGCTTAAGCTGCTTACGAACTCGAGTTGTCCAGTTCGGATTCTTCTCTGCAAGATCAGCTCGCACCGGCACCCGTTGAGCTATCCACTGGATGTTCTTCATCGAGGTCGCAGACGAGTCAACTAGCATGTCAAACACGCTTACCCGCTCCATCACGCAATCATCACGCATGATGACAGCACCATTCTCCCGCAACATTTTTGCCATAGCGGAACGGTCAGGCAGGTCTGCCCCCATCGACGGGCGTGAGAACAACGACGCATTCGCCTTGTCAACTACCGCATCAAACTCGGTGTCAAAACCAGGCACACCATACGAATCATACGTCGACGGGCCAACAGGAGTGGACAAAGAAGTCACTTCGCTCCTCCGGCCTACAGTCTTCAAATCATAGCCGACCTTAATCCAGCCGTTACCAGTGATCAGCAAGTCATCCGTAACCTTACGGATCTCATCCTGGAAATCGTTGTGATACCAGTCATGATTAATAACCTCTTCGGCCAGCGTTGCAGCCAACTGCGACGACAAGTTCCGAGGATTAACAGTAAACTTAGGATGTTTAACGGTTAACGCCGAGCGAAGAATGTTGACGTTAGCAAACCCGATAGGCACGTCAATAGAATCAACCGCCGGGTCTGACGAAAAATTGAGATTGTCGCTGTACATCGTGATGAAGCGACGCCAATTCTCGTGGTAGTCGTCTTCCATCATCTTTGTAGAAGCAGCTATCTCCGCCCGATAATCAGCCAGCTTCTGCTGCCGCTTTATAGGCACCCTGCCACTAGTATTTGGTATTGGCTCGTTAACGTCCATGAACTTGATGTATCAATCTTTTAGTAGAATCGGATAGGACTGGCCTTTCGACCTTAACGAAATCCCGCTTGTCCCGGTCAGCGTCATGAGCCCGCTCAATGCTCCGCCCAGACTTAGCGGCAGCCGTGACAATCTCTTTTTCCAAACTGCTGTCCACGTCAGTGGAAACCTTGTCAAAATTGAGTGTCCCGATTTTGCAACTGAAACATATCTTGTGCCCATGGAAATCTTCAAACACTGTGCCACAAGGACACAAACAATGATGCGGTGTAAACTCATGCATGAATAACAAAACCACCTGGGTCAGTCTTAGGAGCGCGATAGCCAGCCGTGTAAGGCTGTTGATGAATGCTAGCACGATCAATCAAAGATTCGAAGAAAGCCATCGTCAAACCTTCAGGCTCAGCCTCTTTCAGCTCTGGAACATAGATGTGCTGCAAAGCCATGTTGGCTATGCCTAACGAAATCACAAGATCGTCGTGCGGTTTACCTTCATAAATCGTGTTACCGCCACCACGGACCTTACGAGAGAACGCCACAAGTTCTTCAAACGTGTCCTCGCAGTGGACCTTCAACTTGCCACGCCGTAAAGCCGCTCCCAGCTCGTCGACCAAAACCATCTTAGAACCCTGGTTGGTGTGCCAACCCACATTACGGGTGACCGACTGCTGGATGTTGTCACGAACATGCCTGTACAAATTGGGGTAATTCAAATCGTATGACAATCGTCTTACCACTACCAGCCCATGCGTGTTGCGTTCGGGGGCGAGCAAAGCGGTGTTGTACCACATGCCAAGATTGGCGAGAGTCTCCGAAAAATCTTCAGGGACTATGCGCTCACGGAACACCGCCACCACTTTGCCTGTG